CGCTCTCGGCAACGGTGCCGGGGATGACATAGACCGCCGCGCCCTCGCGCGCAGCCCACGCCGCAAACGTGACCATCTTGTCGGCCACGGTAGCGTCAGCCGCAATCCAGACGTTGTGGGGCTTGCCGTCGAAGCCTTGGCCCTTGTCGACGAAGCCCCGCACCGGCACAAAGCCCTCGCAATAGCCGAAGACCACATCGAGAAACGTGGTGATCTGAGCGCGATCCGGCTCTGTGCCGAAGGCGTCCTGCTGTGGCGCGGCATCGTTGAAGTCGCGCCAGGGGTTGAAGTGGATGATGTTGTCGTCACTCATGCCGGCAACGCCCAGCAGCGGTTCGCCCATGCGCACAGGCGGCATTCGTGGAAATCGCGCTCGCGGGTGATGCGCGGCAGAAGCTCGCCGGCATCCGTCGCCTGCAGGATTCGCACCGCGCGATCGCTCATGCGTTGCGCCAGAGCGGCGTCGAACGGCACCAACTCATGGTGGAGTTCGGCGGTGTCCTTATTGATCGCGGTGAACACCGCCGGGTTGGTGGCGATGCCGGGAACGGCCGCTTCCATGTACGCCTGATAGAGCGCGATCTGCGCCGCATAGATGGGCTTCGCAACCGCCACGCCCTTGCCGACGGTCTCGCGCCAGTTGCGGGCGTTCATGGTCTTGCATTCCCAGAGCGCCGGGACATTCAAGCCGAGCGCTTCCGGCGCGGCGGCGATGATGCCGTCGACGTGACCGCGGATGCGCCCGCCGGCGACCGAGAAGCCGAACTGATCGCCGTCGGTGCGGTTGCCCTTGCGGGTGAAGAGATCGAAGCCGGCGCCGCCCAGCCAACGCACCGCGAGATCCTCGAGCGCGTGCCCGATGTCAAAAATACGCAGCGTCCGGCCGGAGAACTCCGCACCATCGTCCTTGGGGGCGCCGGCAAACTCGAATTGCAGCGCCCGTTCGCAAGCGTGCCCGACGCGCGATCCGCCGAGATAGTCGCGCGGCGGACGGGCAGCGTTGTCACTGACGAGTCCATCGTCCACGATCGCGTTGACGCGGTCGGCAAACTTGAGACCATGGTTGAAATCGAGCATTAGAACGGCACCTCCGGGCTGGCGTTCTCTGCGGTCTCGCGCATGGCGTCCTGGAAGCCGCCGACGGCGACCTCGATGAGTGTGAGCACCTGTTGTTCGGTGAGTTCGCTCAGGCGGGTGTGCCAGCCGATCTCCTCCATGATCTCGGCGATCAGCTGCACGGTGGCGCGGATGGCGGCCTGTTCCTGTTGCGTGAGATCAATCATGGCGGTCGACCTCCTGGCCAAGGCGCCGAAGAAGCGCTGGCAGGTGATGGAGCAGAACCAGACCGACGGTCGTGGCCTGCTCGTTCGCCAGGGCTCGGACCAGCCGAAGCCATGTGCGGGTTGCCGGCAGACCGCACACAGCGCGTTGCGTGGATGCCAGAGCTGCAAACGCAAGGCGGCTGACGGCGATTGTGCATGGTCCAAGGAGCGCCCCCCCTCATGCTGCCACCGCGACCGCGGCCTCGTCGGCTCCGAACACGAGCGAGCGGATGGCGGACCGGTTGAACTTAAAGGTCAGCAGCGCGGAGGCCCGATACCGGGTCAGGCCGAAGTCGGTTCGGTACTCGACGGGCAGGAATGCGAGCTGCCGATCGGTTGGCGGCTGCTGCAGCCAGCCCCGGCTTTTGTGCGCGCTCTCGTCGGTCTCATTGGCATTGAGCCAATCGTCGGCTGCTGCCAGGCAGACGATGCGCTCGCCGGCGGCGATGAGTTGGGATGCCTGTTTCTGGCGCCCCGCAACGGCGTACCAGCGGCCGTTGAGGAAGAAGATGCCGGCCCAGGCATTGAAGCCATTGGCGACCAGCGCCGCCCCATCGCCGAAGATGTCGCACCACTCGAAGCTCGAACGCTTGAGCAGGTCGATCTCCGACATGATGAAGTCGCTGAGTGGCGCGTTCTTGCCACCGCCGCCCAGCCAGACATGACCGCAGAACGGGCATTCCATGACCGCAAGCGGCACGACAGCCCCGCACTCCGGGCATTCCTTGGTCGGCGCAACACCGTTCGGCTCCTGCCCGCCGAGGTCGATGTCCTGCTCGAGCGAGCCATGCAGCAGAGTGGAGGTGCCGAAATCGAGGATGATGCAATCGGTCTTGATGACGCCGGGGTGCTCCTCGGGATTCACTGTGCGCAAGCCGCGCCCGATCATCTGGATCATGGTCGACTTGTAGGAGCTGGGCCGCAGCAGCACGACGCAGGAGGTCGGCTGATGATCCCAGCCCTCGGTCAGCACCGCGACATTGACCACGACCTGGATTTTGCCCGCGCTGTAGGCAGCCAGCGCGTCGCGCCGGTCAGTGTCGGCCATCTCGCCATACACCACGACCGTACGGACGCCGTCGGCGTTGAAGGCGCCGGCGACATTCTCGGCATGGTTGACCGTCGAGCAGAACACGACGGTCTGCCGGTCCCCGGCCTTCTCGCGCCAGTGCCGGACCACTTGATCGGTCACCGGCGCCTTGTTCATGATCGCGTCGACCTCGCCCATGTCGAAGTCGGCAGCGGTACGCCGGACCTTGTCGAGCTCGTCCTGGACGCCGACGTCGATCACGAAGGTGCGGGGCTTGACCAGATGGCCCGACGCAATGAGCTCGCCGATCCGGATCTGGTCGGAGACATTGGAGAACACCTCGCGCAGGCCCTTGCGGTCGCCGCGGTTGGGCGTTGCCGTAACACCGAAGATGCGAACCATCGGATTGCGCTGCAACGCCCGGTCGATGACGCGCCGATAACTTTCGGCCACCGCATGGTGTGCTTCGTCGATCACCAGGAGATCGAGCGCCGGCATGGATTCGAGATTGGCAGCGCGCGACAGTGTCGGCACCATCGCGAAGGTGACCTGGCCCTTCCACGACTTCTCGGCGGCATCGACCACCGAGGTGGTCAGCGCCGGATTGACCCGGGAGAATTTGCTGCAGTTCTGCTCGGTGAGCTCGTCGCGGTGGGCCAGCACACAGGCCTTGGCGTCGCCGTCGTTGATCATCTGACCGGCGACGGCCGACAGCATGATGGTCTTGCCGGAATTGTGCGTGACGGTGAAGTCGCCCATCAAGTAGCGATGGTCGCCATCGACCGTGAAACCATAGTATTGGCCCCACCCGATCGGATGTGCCGTAAAGCCGGTCCGCAGCACGTTCTTTTTCTGGCGGCGGGGCGCCGCCTGTTTGCGCAGCACGCGGGTCGGGATTTTCTCAATGAAGCCGGACAGTAGGACGCGCCAATAGAGTTCGCCGTTGACCTCCTTTTCGCGCAAGTTGGCCATCAGGCCGAGACTGCGGGCGATGAACGCGACCTGGCCGGCGAGCTGCCGCGAGTGGCTGGAGAACTCAAAGCAGCCGCTGGCCCCGAGGTGCCCGTCGGTGTCGAGAAGCCCTGCCAGGATGGCAAGGCGCGTCTCACGGCTGCCGACCCGATAGGCATCCGGGACGAACTTCTCGCCGGAGCGTTTGCCGAACACGCCAAGTTCACGCAGAGCGTCCATCAGCACGTTGCCGTGACCGCGCACGCCGATGAGATGGTAGGTATTGGCGGCGTTGTCGGGCAGCTGGTCGACGCGTACGGAGAGTCCGAGCTTCTCCGCATGGGCGAACAGACATTCGGCAATCTCGGCGTCCGGCGTTGTGACCGAAACGTCATTGATGGTAGAGCCGTCACCGATCAGGACGCCGAGGAAATATGGATCAAGTGTTGGCGCATCGCGTGGCGGAAAGTCCACCGGCAACCGCAGCAGCTTGTGCGCATGCCGGAAGCTCGCCGATGCGCGGAGCCATTCGCGCACGGCGATGTCGATCAGTTCACCATCGTGACGGCGCGGGCGATTGCGGCTTCCCTCATTGGTGCGAACCAACGTCAGAATGTGATCCCGGTTGACCACGAAGGCGTCGCCCTTGATCGGCCGGATCTCGATCATCTCGTCTTCACCGCGGTGCAGTTCGAGCACGTGGCGCGCGGAGCCGTCGGGGCCCATCAAGAGCTCGCCGACTACAATGGTTTCCACCTTCCGGATCGACCCATCGAACATGAGGATCGGGGTACCGGGCGCATGGCAGCCGGTCGGCGCGACGCCAAGCGCGTTGCCGTGGGCATCGAGCGCAGCAATGCTGCGCTCGACGAACAGTTTTTGACGAGGACGGAGCATCATGGCCAAGCCCTCACTTCGCCCAGGTCGGACGGATGCCGGCGGCCGGAGCCGCTGGCGGCGATGCGGGGTGGGCTGCGGCCGGATGGCTCGGCCCTGCCGGCGATGCGGGAGACACCGCTGCCGGCTGTAGCGTCATGGCCGGCAAGGCGATGATGCCCATCAGCGCGGCGTAGTCCTTGTGGTCGGGCGTGACAGCGGCGCGGATCTCGTTCCTCTCGTCGCCGTTGGCATCGGTGCCGACATCGATGCGGGCGACGAATTCGAGCCCGTCGAGGTCGGCAAAGCCATTGATCCGGCGCGCCGCCTGGGCTTGCGGGGAATTGTCCTTGTCGGCGATGCCGCGCGCGGAATTGAGCAAGCCGCGCACGAGGCTGCGGCCCATGTTGGCCCAGTCCGGCCCCTTCGGGCTGTACAGCCCGATCATGCTGAAGACCTTGCGGCGAGCGTATGGGCCTTCCAGCACCGTGAAGTCGGTGTTGAGATAGACTGCGCCCGTGGTTCCGCGCGTGGCGTAGCCGCCAACCCAACCCTGCGCCGGATCGTCGAAGCCGCCCGGCCGGATGGTCATCCGCACCTTGGCGAGCGTGCCCTTCGGGATGATGTTGGAGTTCTTCTTGGCGTCGTTGAAATCGTTCCACATCGTCGTCATGGTGTGATGCTCCTTGCTGTCAGCGATGGTTGGGAGTGCCGGCAACCGGAGAGGCGGGGCGGCCAAACTCCATCCTCTCGGTTGCCGGTTTTGCGGGGCCGCTGATCTTGTCGAACAGGCGGCTGAGGTGGGCCTCCTCAATCAGGTCGAGGCGCCCGGATCTGTCCTTGGCGGGGTAACCCCACGGGTTGAGCGTCTGGCAGACGAAGGCGCGGTAAAGCTTTCCGTCGTCGTCCTTGATCTCCGCCAGCGTGATGACTTCATCGACGATGCCGGGCAGTTCGAGGCCGGTCTTGGCGCCGTCGATCTGGGGCACGTAGAATTTGCGATTGAAGTCATCGAGCTTTTCGTCAAGCACGCCGACGAACACGATGTTCTTGGCCCGCGTATGCTGGAGATGCGTCAACCAGCCGATCATCTCGCGGCCGTGCAGCCCATAGGCGCCGCGGATGTCGGGCTTGCCGGTCTTCTCAGAGAATGCATCCGGCTGCCCGCGGCACCACTGGAAGCAAAGCCGCCCGGCCACCGTGATCGAGTCGATGAAGATTGTGTCGTAGCGCTCGATCACGGACGGATCGCCATATTCCGCGCAGATGGCGGCGTAATGTGCTTCGCTGTAGGGCTGATCGTTCCGAAGCGCCGGGTTCGCACCGCCGATGAACACCGCGAAGTCACGGCACTCGTTCCATGTGCGTGGACGGATGGTGTCGCCCGGCCAGCCTTCGACGGCGAGATCGCCTGCCTCGAGGTCAAAGAAGAGTGTGGTCGTTGCGCGCAGCGTCCACAGCAGAGAGGTTTTTCCAAGACCACTCTTCCCAAAAATGCAGCTCTTGATGCCTCTCGGCTCCGCCAGCCTTTGATCAGCAGGAATGATAGGAAGGGCCATCAAACGCCCTCCCGATTGGTGATCAGCTTGAAGCTCGGCGCACCGGTCCTGACCGTGCGTGCGCTCACGAAGCTGGAGCGGATATGCGCCGGCCAGGCCGCATACTTGCGCTCGGAGACCCGAAGACTGATGTCGAGATACTCGCGAGGATCATCGCCGTCGGCTTTGATGCGCTCGAACAACTCGCAGAGCTCAACTTGGTCCCAGTCGACTTTCTTCGGCAGCTCAGCCACCACGGTCACGTCGCCGTCGATGAAGCGCGCCGTGCCGAAGTCTTGGCCGGCATCCCGGCGGGCGGCCTCGGCGCGGTCGGCGTACTTGATGGCGAGCGCGCCCTTGAGCCAGGCGCTGGCGGCCTTCGCCGCGCGCAGCGCCTCGTTGGTTTCCTGCTGCAGGCGGGCGAGTTCTTCAGCCGGCAGCGCGGCGATCTCGCCGACCGGCATGCGGACAAGGGCATCGGGCGGAATGCGATTGATCAGCGCGGACATCAGACAGTCTCCTTGAATGCAACCGTCAGCAATGAGAGCGGTGGGGAATTGGGCCGTGGTCGCGCGCTCGCGATGTAGCTAAAGCAGTCGGGACGGATGCGGCGCTGCACGAGGTCGATGAGACCTCGATCGGAAAGGCGCATAGCGAGGTTTGCCAACCGGCACACGGCCTGACGGTCGCCTTCGCTCAGCGCACTTGATTCACGCCAACGATCCAGCCCGAGGAAGCCGCGGTGATATTCGATGGCGTCACCGGGCTCCGCCTGGTTGAGCCAGGCCAGAAGTCCAATGTCGGTTGGCTGCGGCGTGGCTGATCCGGAGACCGCGTTCATCGCACGCCTCCATCGACCGGCGTGACCGGCAGCGTGCTGGTGCGCAGTTGCTCGGTCTCATAGGCTTCGATGTCACAGAGGCGGTACACGACCCGGCCGCCGATCTTCAGAAACCGCGGTCTCTGCCCGGTCCAGCGCCACCGTTCGAGGGTCCGCGGGCTGATGCTCCAGCGCTGCGCGACGTCGTCCTGGTTGAGGTGGCGGATCGGATTGGTGACTGTGCTGACTGGCTTTTTTCGGCGTCGTGCGCGTTTCGACGGCGCCTGCTTGGCCCGGTCGCCCTGTTGCTGGTCCATGGTCAATGCCCCTTGGCGGTGGTGGCTCGCTTGCGGGGCGAATAAGGATCACAAAAAACGCCCCCGGGGGGAGGCGGAATACCGGCGGAATACCGGCGGAATTCAACCCATTGAAAATACGTTCATTTTTCGTGACTCCTCAAAATCGATGCAAATCTGCAGGGGGAATTACGCCGGGGTTCTGCCTTGACTTTTGCTAAGTCGTTGAAATCTCTCAGGGCAGCTTCTGGACGGCGCGCATTTCAAGCGCTCCGGCAGAACCCCGGCAGAACCCCGGCGTAATTGTCGGAGGCAATTCTGCCGGGGGTGTCATGATGCTGAATTCATTCAGTTTTCGTCTCTTTCTGGCAGCATTCTCAAAAACCCTCGTGGACAGAAAAAGGGGGGGAGGCGTAATTGAAAACCCACCCCGGCAGAATACCGGCGGAATCGGTCTGGACTCTTTTCCAGACAGAACATACAAAGAACATACGATTGCGTCTGGACAAAATAACCGCGAGGAGGACCCCAATGCCCTTTGCCGTCGACTACCCCGCACTCTCCTCGGGCTCCCCGCGCCATCTGAGTGCGCAGTTCATCACCGAATGTGCCACGGCGCTGCGGTTTGTGATGTTTGGAACGCGCGGAAAGCCTCTCGAGGCGAACGAGCTTGCCGCCAAGGCGACGCGGTTCGTCATCAACGGCAGGCCGATGCGCATCTGGTGGGACATCGAGCACGATGTGTGCGACCTCGATGGC